GCATAGATTCATCACGGATAGAATAGGTAACTATCTGACCCATACCTTTCATCTTACCGAACCTTGGAAAGTTTAACAAGATTGCAAAGCTACTGAACAATTGTAGTCCTTCTGTAAAAGCTGAATAAACTGCTAAAGTTTTTGCAATACTTTCTTTCTTAGCTTTAGTAGGTTTAAAGTTACCAACATAATCATGCTTGTCTGACATCTCTTCGTACTCTGCAAAAGCTTTGTACTCTATCTCAGGCATTCCAACTGTATCAAGTAACAAGCTATAAGCATGTTGATGTATTGATTCCATGTTTGCAAAAGAACCCATCATCATTCTTGCTTCAGGTTTTTTAAAGATAGGCATATACTTATCTATATATCCTGCACCTACATCTACATCTGACTGAGTAAACAATCTAAATATCTGTGTAAGTAAATTCTTTTCTATATCTGAAAGTTCCTGCCAATCTTTAACATCTGTATGTAATGGTACAGATTCAGGCATCCAATGCATTTGATTCTGTAATACATAATAGTCAAACATCCATGGATATTCAAACGGTTTGTAGTAATCTCTCGTATTTAATAAGCTCATAGTTATCCCTCACATGCGATACATTCTGTATCTTCTAAATTTATTCTTGGTACTTTAACATTTACATTCTCTACTGTACGAGCAGCATTAGAACGAAAATAGTAAAGCGATTTAAGTTTGTTCATACCATACCAATGAACATCATTTACGTACTGCATATATTCATCATGTACTTCTTGAGGTTCTGTTGCTTTTGGTAAAGTAAAGAACAGATTGACAGACTGTGCCTGACACACAAACTCCTGTCGTTTTGCAGCATGTTCGACAATCCATATTTGATTTATCTCATTAGCTGTTTTAAATATTTCTTTCTCGTCATCAGTAAGTATATCTAAGTGTTGAACAGAACCATCACTGCCTGATATATCCTTCCAAAGATTCTCTAACTCTTGACCTTTCAAGCCTTTAGATTTTAAAAGCTTTTCAAGATATTTATTCTTTACCTGATAGCTTCCGGATAAAGTTTTGTGAGTATAGCAGTTAGCACGATAAGGCTCAATGCTAGGAGAAGTCCCACTACAAATGATACCACTACTAGCATTAGGAGCAATAGCAAGGAGATTAGCATTCCGCTTACCACTACCATGGATGTCAGGAGCTTCACCCCTTTCACTAGCCAACTCTTTAGTTGCTTCTGTTGCCTTGAGTTTAATATAAGTAAATGCCGAATAGTTAAACCCAGATGCGAAAATGCCCTCGAAAGGAAGTGACCTACGTTGAAGATAAGCATGGAAACCCATAGCACCAAGACCGAGACTTCTTTCTCGATACGCTGAGTAGGCACTCTTGGTAAAGCCTTCTTTACCTTCTTTAACATATTTTTGAAAGCGTTTAAAATTCGCACTATATTCTCCTAGTTGTGTTGTATCTATTGCATTGTCAATATAATGTTGAATTATATTATCAAGCATGGTTATTAAATCTTTAATAAAGTTATCGTCTTTTGACCAATCATCAAAGTGTTCTAAGTTTACAGAAGACAAACAACAGACTGCTGTTCTTTCTTCATCAGTTGGTAAAGTAATCTCTGAACATAAATTACTTTGACGTATCTTAAGTCCTAAATCTTTTTGTGCTTTAGGTAAAGCTTCGTTACATCTATCAATGTTTACCATGTAAGGCTCACCTGTTTCAGCTCTAGCATTTATTATCTGCCACCATAGTTCTCTAGCATTGATAGTCTTAACAGCTTCGTTTGTCTTAGGGTCTATCAATCTCCAATCTTCGTCTTGTTCTACAGCTTCAAGAAAAGCATCTGTAATGTTTATACCATTATGAAGATTAAGATTCTTTCTATTTATATCTCCACCTGATTCTTTTCTCATGTTAATGAACTCTTCAATCTCAGGGTGTGATATATCCATATAAGCTGCATAGCTTCCACGTCTAGTTGTGCCTTGATTAAAGGCTAACATCTGTGAATCAACTACGTGGATGAAAGGAATAGAACCAGTAGAACGACTGCCATGAGTAGTTGAAATACCATTGCTCCTAATATCACCCCAATATCCACCGATGCCTCCACCTGAACTTGCCAACCATATATTCTCATCATAGTGAGCAGATAAACCACTGCGACTGTCAGGAACATAATTGAGGAAACAACTGATAGGAAGCCCACGAGTGGTACCCCCGTTACTAAGAATAGGAGTGCTAAACATGAACCAACGAGAGGAAGCGTAGTTGTAAAGTCTTTGAGCCAACTCAAAATCTGTCTCACCTTTGAAGGTGGCTCCGAAGACGGATGCTCTTGCGAATGCTTCTTGTGCATGTGTTTCTCCTTCCCAAAAATATCTATCTTTGAGTGTATCTAAACTAAATTTATCAAATTCTTTTTCTTTATCATAGTTTATTTCAATTCCTAAGTAAGGCTTAGTTCCTATTTTATCTTCAACCATTATCTTGTTCCTTGTTGTTTACGTAAATTGCTATTATAGCATAATGTATTATTTTATACAAGTCTAAATTGTTCTTTCCATCTTTCTTTCCAAACCTCATAGCATATTTCATAATGTTTCCAAGACAAAATCCTTCTCCGTATCCTGAATCAATTATCATATCAGTTGCTTGGTACTTTCCATTAGCATAATGCTGGTCGTATGTATTACCTACGTAAGCTTTGATTTCGTTTAACAGTTTGTCTTCATTAAATTTATAATTCACTACTCTTCCATTCCTTTGGTAAACTTTCTTCGTTATACCATTTAAAGTTATTTGTTTCTGCCCATTCTGCATGAGTTCTTTTTGTTCCATCTTTTCTTACCTTTGCTCCCGGCATTGGAGAGAAAGGCTTTTGGAAAAGAAAGACTAACTCATAATTATCAGGTAAAGCATTCCTAATATGTATGTACTTACTATACTCTGCATAGTCCCAAAATCTACCTTTAGCTTCAATCAATATTGTTTTATCATCTATAACTTTTACAAAGTCAGGTTCATATGTATGTTTAACTACATAGTTTATGTTGTCCCAATGATGACTCCAATTTTTTAAAACTGTTTGGTGTATTTCATATTCCCAAATGCTATCATAACCTTTAGGAACATTTACTTTCTTAGGTCTAGGTTTTCTTGGTACTCTTCTAGGCATTATCAATAGAAGAATCGTAGTTCTTAACTAGCTTCCAGTATTCAAGTATAGCATTAAACATACCTAGATGTCTTGCATGAGACTCTTCATCCCAAACATGAAACAATATTAATCCTGTATCAGCCCTGTCTACAAAGATAGAAACTCTCTGTGGATTATCAAAGCCACAACCCTGTGCATAAGCAGACAACTGCATACCGTGTTCATCATATACTAATTTAGCAGGGTCTTTGCCTTCTAAGTTATCTTTAGTTTTAAAGTCAACAAAGATTCCAGACTTAGAATATAAATCTATCTTACCACCATAACCTGAATCAGCACAGAAAGAATCCTCTGCTAACCATTCTTCATCAGGAAAGTTTTCATCTAACCAAGCCTTGATAAGTTTGTAAGGTTTAGTTTTAGATATACCTAAGAATCCTTTTTCAATTTGATAATGAATCTTAGTACCTTTCTTTGCAGCATCCATGCCAATCTTCTTTGAATCCATCTTACATCTGTAAGCAAAAGACTCAAGAGATTCTCCCTTATTTTTTTCAAGAGTGAGTGCAGAATTTAAAGCTTGATTTATCTTCCAGTTTTCTAATGATGGTTTAGCTATCATACCTAGTATGGTAGTAACCGAAGGTACAAGTCCTAGATTTTTAGCATCTCTAAGAGTTGTGTTTCTTTCTTTACCATTAGCACCTATGATTGTGTACATAGGTTCTCCGTCTTGAGCATACCAATGACCTGACTCAGACGTAAATTTATTATAGCTATCTATTTTAGTTTTGTCAATATCTTTTTTATTTTTCACGATGTTTTACCCACCTTAATTTTCTTGTCTCAGGAATGAATAGTAAAAATCTTACATCTGATTTTACTTGTTCCGGAGTTCTTGTTGATTTTGATTGCCAATGTGACTTATGATTAGTTCTCTTTTTTAATCCTGCTGTCTTAACATCTACTAATTTAATGTTACCTTCAGGGTCTCTGACTACTAAATCTATAAGTCCATCACAACCACAATTTTTAAATACTTCATATCCATTATCCCATAACCAAGTCACAGCATAATATTCAGCTAAGTCTCCTTTTCTACTGGCTGACTTTTCTTTAATGTGTTTCATACCAATTCTCTCCTATTTTATACTCTCCTGTCAAGGGACATCTCATCTTAAAATGTTCACTTGCTTTCTCAATAGCTTCAACTCCTAGTCTTCCTACAAATTCAGCTTGAGATTCTTTGACTTGTATCTGCCACTCATCATGAATGTTAGCTACAAACTTAGCATCAAGAGTATTTAAGTTTATTAAATCTTGTAAGATACACATGGCTTTCTTCATAACAATGGCACCCCCGCCTTGTAATAAAGTATTAAGTGCAGCATGTTGACTACGTACATATATCTTACGACCATCTAACCCTTTTAGAAATCCTCGTTCAGAAGCTTTCTGTACTTTATCTTTTAAAGTTCTAAGTGAAGGTAAGTTCTTGAAGAAAGTTTGTTTTAGTTCTTTACCTTTTTTAATACCTCCACCTGCTACACTACCAATCTTAGCATCACCTGCACCATAAACTAATGCATAGATAAATGTCTTAGCTTGGTCTCTAGTTTTAAGACCTGCAAGATTTTGATTAGTAGTATGAATGTCTCCATTAATAACCTCTTCAATATAATCAGGGTCATCCATATAATGTGCTAACATTCTAAGTTCTAATCCACTAGCATCTATACCTACAAGTTTATAACCTTCAGGTACAGTCCAACATGAACGACACTCTTTACCGTATGGACTACCTGCATTAGGTACTTGTGCCATGTTAGGATTTCTATGTGTCATTCTACCTGTGATAGTTCCATTAGGTATTACACTACCATGAACTCTATCATCTTTAAGTTCGTCTATCCAAGATGTAACTTGTGCTATTCTCTTTTGATATAAGAGAAAGTCTGCAATAAGTTTAGCTTCTCTGATGTGTTCAATCTTTTTCAAAGTACCTTCATCTACTATTGGCTGACCTGTAGGTGTAAACTTAACAGGCTTCCAACCAAAGTCAATGAGATATTCTCCAATCTGTTTACGACTGCCAAGATTAAAGTCAACTAACTTCTGTCTCATAAATGGTTCAACACTTTGAGTCTTGATACACTTATCATATTCTTCATCAGTCAATCCACGTTTAGATAACTCACCATCTTTCTTAACATAAGGAGTTACTAACTTATCATCAACTAACTTAGGCTTGAAAGTATTATGTACTTCATCTTCAACAGCAAGTTGCTTTGCTTTAAGTTCAGCAAGAAGTTCCATAGCTTGTTTAGTATTAAAAAAGAATCCAGTTTTCTCTTGTTCTTTCATTATCTTAGCAACATCATGCTCAAGTTTAACAGAGTCAGTACTAAATATCTGTCCCTCTTTTATAAGGTAATTATATACAGCTTCATTTAACTTAACATCTTGAATACAATACTCTAACATCTCAGGAGTATATGAATCAAAGTCTTCAGGCTGTTCTTGTTTTAACAGTCCGACTCTCCAACCCCAAGCTTTTAAAGCATGTCCATTCTCACGAACAGGATTAAATAGTCTTGACATAACTAATGTATCTTCTATCTTACAATTAAACTTAGCACCGTAAAGTTTTTCTAGTACAGGTATATCATAACCTATGATGTTGTGACCTATAAGTGTTTCAGCTTCTTGTAAAAATTTAATTCCTTCTTCTATCTGTGTGTTATCAAATGTATGTATCTTACCATCTAGTTCTTTAGCTACAATACACCACACATTATTAGGGTAAAGTCCATCAGCTTCTATGTCAAATACTATTTTAGAATTGTTCATTGTCAAATGTTTCCTCCTCTGATACTTCAAACAATCTACCAGTATCAGGATTATATCTCAGACCACAAGCCAAACCTGTATCACCTGTGTATCTAGATTTTAATACACGAACCTTAGTGGTGTTTGCTTCTTCAGGATTACTTGCTTGTTGGTTTCTTTCTAGTGCAATCACACAATCAGATAACTGTGCTATACCTTGTGAGCCTTTTAAGTGTGATAGAGATACTTCAATACCTTGCTCGTGTCCTTTATCACCTGATGCTCTACGTAAGTGAGATACTAATATCATACCTACTCCTGTTTCTTCTACAAGACTACGTAATTTATTCATCAACATATCAATACCTCGTCTCTCGTCTCCTTCATGGAGAACATTGACAAGCATATGTAAGTGGTCAACCACCACCCATTTACATTCACATCCTACGATAATGTATCTAAGCTTGGCAAAGATATCATCAATATCAGTAGCACCTAAGTGAGCATGGATATAAACTCTACCTTCAGGTATTGCCTTGTCAAACAAGGTAAGTAAATCTTCTTCGGTATAGTTCTTTCTTTTCTCAGATAAATATATTCTGTCGTTAGCTTCAATGGATAAGATACCATCAGCAGTTCTTAACCAGTTCTCTTCAAGTGCTACGATACCTACGTTATCATCTGTGTTCTTGATAAGCCAATGCTCTAGCTCTCTAGTTACACTAGACTTTCCGAGTCCTGTTCCACCTGTAAGTGTTACCAGTTCTCCTTTACGCATTCCATATAGTTTCTTATTCAAGCCTTCCCATGGATATGCAATACTCTCCTTTTCTTCTCTATGTAACCAATCACTTTTCTGTGATGATAGTTCCATGATACCTGAAGGAGTATACGTCTTAGCATTCCACCATGCTTGAGTAAACTCTTGGAATTTCTTTTGCTTAAGCATTTCATTTGCATCTTTAAATCCATTTGGAAATGACATGATTCTAGTTTTGTTAGGCTTTAGTATTTTAGCTACAGCTTTTGCAGCTTCTTTACCTGCCTTGTCATTATCAAAACATAACACTACATTATCAAATGATTCTACAAATTCAATGCTCTCTCGTATGTCTTTAACAGCAGCCGAAGCTCCACGTTTAAGAGATACTACTGACCACTTACCTTGAAAAAGTTCATGCACTGCCATAGCATCACACTCTCCTTCAGTAATAGTCAGATACTTACCTCCTGTATTTCCATACAGTTGCTCTCCGAATAAACCAGTATTATCAAAGGTACCATTAGTTACGAAACCTTTATTAGCTACAAACCTAGTCTTAGTACCAACAACTTCATTACCATTAAAGTATGGATATATATGTTGGGTAACATTATTATTCCTATCTTTTACTATCTTAACACCAAACTTAGTTGCTGTATTTTCAGAGATACCTCTGTCAGTTAAAGCACCATAAGCACCGGTATAAGATGTAAGGAATGTATTATCAGGTTTAGGTTTACTCGTCATCTCAACTACCTTACCTGTTGATTCATTGTCATAGTCTGTAAAGAATGTATTACAACTAAAACATTTAGCAGAACCATTCTCATTTAGAGAAACAGCATCACTGCTACTACATTTAGGGCAAGGTAATTTGTGTTTAATAAATTGAGTTCTTTCTTGTTGCATTCTATCTCCATTAGAAATGTGGCTAGGCTTTTACACCTAGCCGATTTATATTTACTCAGAGTCTTCAGAAATTTCTGTGTCTTCTGATTCATCTTCTTGTTCAACTATAGCTTCAGGAGAATCCTTTAGCACAGCTTCAAGATTATTTTGATGACCTTGTGAAGCATAGTTTAAAGCTTCAACTAACACGTTCAACGTACCTATCTTACTGATAGATATGTTAGCACCTGCTTTCTTTTGCTCGTCCTCAATCTTTGAAACATCATAGACTGATTCACCGTCATCATTTTTAATAGTAATAATCATATTAAAATTCCTCGTCTTCGTCAAAAAATTCGGAGCCATCAGATGATTTATACTCCACCAAGTCTACAATCTGAACAGCCTGTAAGTCGAGACCTTTCCCTGCCTTACCTTTCCATTCCCAATCGTATTCATTATATTGGACTCTAACCTTAGAGCCATTACCTACAGCAAGATGTACTTCCTGTTTGTTTTGGTCTAGTAATCTAGGAGCAACCCTGACCATACCATTTGGTCCATTTACTTTTCTCTTGATTACTATAGCAGAACCTTCATCCATTTGTTTAATGGTATGTCCACGAGAAGCAAAGTCATTTGCAGTCTCTTCATCAACAACTAAGTTGACTGTGTACATTGGTTCATAAGTTGTATTAGGCTCTTTAATACTTGCCCAATACGCAGTTCCTTCTACTATCATATTTACCTCCTACGGTTTAGTTATTATTAGAAGTGGTTAAAACTGGGAGAGTTTTGAGCTGACTACTCTCGGAGTCATGGACTGAAGCCAAACCAAATAGTTTTATATTTGGAGATAGAGGGCTTAAAGTTCTTTGGTTACTCGATGTCATGTTGCACATTCTACACTAATCCTTGATTAATGTCAAGCAAAATATCATTAATTGTGTAAATACTTTCATCTAAAAGTTTCACATAATAATATTCATTTTCTTTCCAGCAAACTTCATAAGCTATCTTGTTCTCATAAAGCTCTTGATTATTAGCCTGAATCCAAGCTTCAAACTCTCGGTATTCATCTTTGTTTAATTTTTTATATCCTTCGTACATATTATAGTCTCCACCATGTTGGTTGTTCTCTGTTCTTGTTCCATTGTGCATAATGTTTTTCATGTATTACATAATTTCTGTATGCTACAATAGGGTTATCATCTTTGTATTCATCAGGCATAGCCTGTGCAAGTGGTGTCATATTTCCTATTGAAATATTAATAGGGTGAGGCTCTAATACATCTTTTAATTTAGAAATACTTGCATGAGTCTTACCATATCTATAAGTGTACTCCATACCAAGTGCTAAGAAGTGTGTATATAACCACTTATAATTACCACTAGATTGTCTAGCCCATACTGTGCATGGATGATTCTTGTATGC